CTCCGCGCGGCCGCCGCTGGCGACGAGCCGGCCGGAATACGTGGCATTTGAAAACTTTGTCCGCGGCGGCAAGGAGTCGCTCACGGATACTCACCGCAACTCTCTCATCGTATCCGACGATCAGAAGGGCGGGTATCTGGTCGCACCGAAGGAGGTCGAGGCCGGCATCCTGAAGGGGATCAACCAGTGGTCCCCGATCCGTCCCTATGCCACCGTCCGCACCATCTCGGCTCCGGGCGTCTGGATCGCCAAGCAGACTGCGGCACCCGAGGCGTTCTGGGTCGGCGAGACTGAGCAGCGCAGCGAAACGACGATGTCGTACGGCGGGATTGATATTCCGATCCATACCGCGGCGGTGTACGTCGATGTCTCTCTCGAAATGCTGGAAGACTCCGCATACGATGTGATCGGCGAAATCACTGTTGAATTCGGCAAGGCTTTTGGCAAGCTTGAAGCCGTCTCGCATATTTCGGGAACTGGACATAAACAGCCGCTCGGCATCTTGAATACTCCCGGCGTTGCCAATGTTGCGTCCGGTGTGGCTGACAACATCACTGCCGATGCAATGCTCGATCTGCACTACGATCTCGACGAGGTCTATGCGCAGAACGCCGTGATGCTTGCGAGCCGCAACACGATTGGCAAGGTCAGGAAGTTCAAGTCGGGTGATGGGGACTATCTCTGGCAGGACAGCCTGCAGGCTGGACAGCCGGCGTCGTTCAATCAGCGGCCGATCATCGAGAACAAGCACCTCGCCAACGTGGCTCCGGGTGCGCGTCCCTTCATCTTCGGGGATCTCTCGTGGTTCAGGATCTACGATCGCGTGAACCTCTCGATCATGCGCGACGACGTGACGATGGCTCGCACCGGCCAGGTTCGTTTTTGGGGCAGGCGCCGTACCGGCGCCGCTCTCGTGATGCCGGAAGCCGTTCGCACGCTCCTCGTGGCAACCACGGTTTAAGGGGGCGGCCTATGAACAACCTCCTGAATAATGTGGAGTTCGTGGTGGTCGAGGCTTCGGCCTCCGCCGGCCAGACGGAACTCACCACGGACGTGATCGACATGGCGGGGTGGCATGGCGTCGCTTTCGTCGCTCATCTCGGGGACGTATCCAGCGGCTCCGTGCTGGGGCTTGTGGCGGATCATTCGGACACCGGCTCCAGCGCGTGGGACGATCTGGCGGGGCCGTTGGCCTTCACCGCTGGCGTCTCCGATGCCGACAACAAGTTGCTGATCTTGGACATCGTGCGGCCTGAAAAGAGGTACGTCCGCGCCAGGCTCACCCGCACGACGGCAAACGCCATCGTCGGTGGAATTATCGCCATCAAGTACGGCGGCACGGCAGTCCCGATCACGCAGGGCGCCACGGTGCTCCGGTCGGCGACTCTCGCGAACCCGGTCGCCGCATAGCTTCGGCCGCATCCTTTGAGGCTCTCCGCGCATGTCAACATCGGTAGCGAACCTCCCTGCGGCCAAGAGTTCAAGGGTCAAGGTTCGCGGCGCGGCACGTCGATCGTCGGGAGACGCGACAACCTCGCCGGCATTCATCCCGTGCCGGCGAGGATAGTTTGGAGAACGAAACATGAACGATGATCCAGCAATTAAACAGGCGATCGAAGACTCAATCAGAATGGCCGTGAACGAATGCGTGCCATTTGCTCATGAAGATCATTCGACGCAGTTTCACATCGTCAACACCATCGCGGGCATGCTCTTCAAGCGTGTTGCGATCCTCACTCGCGATGTGGCGAAGGCAGAGGACGCCGAAGCGCAGTTCCTCATCCGGCTCCACATGTGGGGCGTGGATCCTGAGGCCGCGTGATGTCACGGCCGCGCCTGTGCACGAGGGGCTGTCAGCGGCCGATCACGCCTGCGACGCGGTGCGCGAAGTGTGTGGCTCGGGACGCCGCGTACAAAGCTGCCATGGATAGGCGTCGGCCTACCGCCACCGAACGCGGTTATGACAGCAAGTGGGCAAAGGCCAGGGCAGGCTATTTGCTCAAGCACCCGCGCTGCAAGATGTGCGATGCGCCTGCCTCCGTGGTGGATCACCGGATCCCGCATAGAGGCGACACGGCGCTGTTCTGGGAAAAGAACAATTGGCAGGCGCTCTGCACCTCGTGCCATTCCAAGCGGAAGCAGATGATCGAGAATCGGCCGCTGTCCGCCGATGCCGAGCGCCGCCGCAACCCATTCATTTCGCCGCCGCGCATGCCTGTCGTCATCGTTTGCGGGCCAGCCGGTGCGGGCAAGAGCACGTACGTCCGGAAGCATGCTGGGCCGAACGATCTCGTCATTGATCTTGACGAGATCCGCGCACGGATCAGCGGCAAGGGCGTCCACGCCTATGCGCCTGAACATCTCGCGGCCGCGCTGGACGAACGCAATCGCCTGCTAGCATCACTGGCAGCCGACACCACGCATGATCGGTGCTGGTTCATCGTCTCCGCTCCTACCGAGGACGAGCGCCAGTTGTGGGCGAAGAAGCTGAAGGCTCGCATCGTCCTCCTCGATACCCCGCTTGCCGAGTGCGAGAAGCGCATCCGCCGCGATCCGAGCCGAGTCAGCGAGGTCGACAGGATGATCAGGCTCGCCGCGGATTGGTGGGGCCGGCATCAGGCAGACATCGACTCCGAGGCGAGGGGGGAACGTCGAGACTTTCCATGCGCGTCGCCTACCGGGGCTCGCCGCTGTTCACGAAAATTCTCCGTGGAAATCAAAAATGGGAAGGCCGTCCTATGATCCTCACCCGCGTTTCAGCGCCGGCCGTCATGCCGGTGGATCGAGAGATGGTGTGGGAACACCTCCGCGCGATCCTGACGGAAGATCTGGACTCCCCGCCATCCGCTGAACCGATGGATGCGGAGTTGATCGATGTGCTCATCGACGCCGCGGTTGATCGGCTCGACGGGCCGCACGGGCTCTTGAACAGGTGCTTGATCAGCCAAGTGTGGCTGGCGCGACTGCCGCGGTTCGAGCCTGAGATCAGGATCCCGTTGCCGCGCTGTCAGTCTGTCTCGTCCATCACCTATCTAGACGCCGACGGAGAAACGCAGGCGCTGCCGCTGGAATCCTTCCGCGTCATTGGCGTGGGCACCGATCATGCTCGCATCATCCCTGTAGACTCATGGCCTGCCACAGCACGCCAGCCGGACGCCGTGGCTGTCACCTTCGTAGCGGGATTCGGCGACGATCCCGAGGACGTGCCAGGCAGCATTCGGTTGGCGCTCATGGAGATGGTTGCGACGAGCTACGAGAATCGCGAATTCGCCACGCTCGATGGCAGTTTCAGCACGCTCCCTGCGGCCGCCTCCCGCGTCGTTTCCGATTGGACGGTGTGGTCCCCATGAAGAACGTGAAGGGACTCCGCGAAACGAAGGCGGCCTTCAAGCAGATCCGCGCGGGCCTTGATGTCCCCATGCGGGCCTCGCTGCGATACGCCGCGCGGCCGATGTGGAGAGAGGCGGAGAAGACGGCTCCCTTCTTGGAAGGGGTACTAAAGCGCTCGATCAAGTTGGTGCGGATCCCCAAACTCCCTGCCGGACTCGTGGGCTACGCAATCGGCATTACGGGTAAGGCGCGGTTCTATGGGCACCTCGCCGAGTGGGGCGTCCCCGGAAAGTACGACGGCTCCCGATTCATGACTCGCGCGTTCCTCTCCCAGCGCGATGAGGTCGTGCAGCGGTTTCGCCAGCACCTCCCCGGGCAGATTGAGAAGCGCCTGCAGTATCTCGCCAAGAAGGCGGGCGGCCGATGAGCGTTTCCCTACTCACCGCGCTAGTCCTCCGTGCCGACTCTGACGTTGCGGCCGTCGTCGGCGATCGCGTGTTCAACGTGTCCGCGCCGCAGCAAGGTCCGTCTCCGTACATTGTTCTCCGGGTGCTGTCCGACGCTCCCGAGTACATGCTCAAGCGCTACCAGACGAAGCAGGACTTCGCGGATCTGGCCTTTGACGCCACGGTCGAAGTCTCGTGCTTCGCCTCATCCTTTTCGGCCTGCGATCGCTTGGGCGAGGCCGTCAAGCTTTGCCTCATGTCTTCCATTCACCGCGAGGTTGAGACGGAGGATTCGCCTCCTGAATCACTTGGAACAATCACGTTTTGGAAGGCCGATGCCGACATGTCGGACGTATCGGAAGATCGCAAGATTTATCGCAGGGTAATGGACTTTAGAGCACGGTGGCAGAAATGAGGGCTGGAGCATTAGATCGTACAGTACATTTGCGCAGGAACATGCCGAACGTCGATCCGCAATATGGAGAGCGACTCGACAATTTCGTGCGCATCCAGAGTTTCGCAGCGGATGTTGCATATGATGCTGGCGATGAGAGGTATGGATCCGAGCAGAGGTTTGCAGAGCAGACGCTCATCTTCATTTCGCGGCACATAGACGATATCCGGCCTACCGATATAATCGAGTATCGCGCCGTCAATTACGACATCGAGCGGATTGAGGAACTTGGCCGTCGCAAAGGTTTGCGGATCACGGCGACGTGGAGGGCAGGCCAGTGAAGGGTGCGCGGCCGAACCTTAAGGCGGTAGACGGCGGGTTGCTGCGGGCGCCGCCGATACCGAAGCATCTCCCCGACGACATGGCGGACGTGTGGCGGACCACCGCGGCGGACCTGGTCGGGCGCGGCCTCCTCACAACGTCGAGCCTGCCGCTCCTAGAAGCATACGTTGGCGCGATCTGGATGGCGCGGGAGTGCAGGAAGGCCATCGCGGATCACGGCGTCCTAGTGCGCGGATCGGGCATGCAGTGGAAGCCAAATCCCGCCGCTGCAATGCTCGCCAAAGCGCAGGAGACGATTGCGCGCCTCGCGGCCGATATGGGTATCTCCGCCGCATCCCGGAACAGCACGGCCATCCGGACGGCGACGGCGGACCACAAGCATGACTCCAGCGGCTTCTCCAATTTCGACCTATGAAGTCCTGCCGGGGCTGGAGTGGCTGTTCGATGACAGCGACATTCCCGACCCGCAGGGCCGCGCGCAGCGTTGTATCGACTTCGTCCGACTCCTCCGCCATCCGAAGTCACGGCTTCCGGATCGGGAACTGCGGCTCGATCCATGGCAAGAGCGGCTGATCCGCCGCATATACGGGCCAACGGACGAGTTCGGGAATCGGCTCACCCGCGTGGTGTATCTGCAGGTGGGGAAGGGGAGCCGCAAGACATCCCTGTCCGCCGTGCTGTCGCTCCTCCACCTTCTCGGGCCGGAGCGCGTGCCGCGTGCGCAGTGCTACGCCGTCGCTCATAACAAAGAGAACGCGGAGCAGGGCTTCAACGAAGCCGCCGACATTGTCGATGCCACGCCAGAGTTGGCCGCTGTCACGCGGCCGGTGAAGTCCAAGCTTCGGCTCTATCACCCGAAGAGTGGCGCCTACATGATGGTGCTGAGCAGCGACGAAAACCGCGGCCACTCCATCACCCCGGACTTCGCGCTGGTGGACGAGCTTTGGGCGCATCGGAAGATCGGCACCTATCAGGCCATTGAGGGCGGCATATCGAAGATCCCCAACAGCCTCCTGATCATCGCCACGACGGCCGGCGCTGGCACGGACTCACCCGACTTCCCGATGTATGCCTACGCCAAGCAGGTGGCTTCCGGGGAGGTTGTCGATAGCAGTTTCCTCCCCGTGATCTTCGAAGCCGAACAGGAGGACGATATCCTTGACGAGGCTGTCTGGCACAAGGTGCTGCCAGGGCTCCGGCACGGCTACCCCGATATCTCCATGATGCGCCGCAAGGCTGCGCAGCTCGCGTTCAAGCCTTCCGATCGCGCCTTCTTTGAGCAGTTCTTCCTTGGCATTCGGCAGGAGTCTTCCGCGAATCCGCTCGTCCCGATGTGGTTGTACGACGAAGGGAAGGAGCCATTCAGCCTCGCGGACATGAAGGGTTTGCCATGCTGGCTGGCGATCGATCTTTCGCGGCACGTCGATATGAGTGTGATCGCCGCGGTATGGAAAGACGGCGATAAATTTTTCCTATGGGCTTGGTTCTATGTGCCGCAGAACAATCTAGCCGAGCGCGAGGACCGCACGCAAAAGCCGATGTCCGAATGGACTCGGCAGACCTTCATCAATGCCAAGGGTGAGCAAGAGCCGTATCTAAATGCCAGCGGCAATGTCGTAGATCACGGAGCCATCGCCGATAAGATTGTGGAACTCAGCCAGGAATTCGATGTGCTGGAAGTCATGTTCGATCCGGCGTTGGCAATGCTGATCACGCAAAAGATTGAAGCCGCAGGCGTGCCGTCATTCGACTTCCCGCAAAGACCGTCCAACATGATGCCGGCGCTGATGTCGCTGGAGCGCGCGCTCGTGGATCGGAAACTCGTGCACGGCGGCAATCCGGTCATGCGCTTCTGTTTTGAGAACGCGGAAGTCGAGTCCTCGCGCATGGGTGACAGCAAGAGATTGGTGAAGCGCGGCGAGTGGCTTTCGATCGATGGAGCCGTTGCGGCCGCGATGGCAATCTCGCGCGCATCAATCGGCGAGGAGTCGCATTGGTTCGATGCCTACTTGGCAGATTGGAAGGCGCAGAAAGGCGAGGCTGTGTAACGGCGCTATCCCTTTGACGGCGGTTTGCCAGCCTGTGCCAGCTTCGCATCAAGGGCGGCTTTGCGAGCGGCCGCTTGGACTGGCCGCACATAAAAATGGTCAAAACACTCTTCGAGCACCTCCAGACACCATTCCGCCTCCTCGGGTTCAACATCGATGATTTGAAGGCCTGTAACGTCCGTAATGGGATGCGCGGAGAAGTTTCCAAAGTTGCGGATTCCGTCAATCACCGTTCGCAAGGATTGAGGGATCGCCTTCGAAGCATCCGTCTCAGCGAGTATTAAGTCAACTTCCTTCGCCAAGTCAGGCGCCTTGTAACCCTGACTGCGCAATACCGCCTGCAGGCAGCGGCGCGACAATGCGGCAGAAGCCTTCGCGCTTATTGGTAAAACATTGCAGGCTTCCACATAGTCGACGGCTATCGCTGAAGGCACTTCGGGCGGGACAGGGCCTCTATTGGATCCAAGCGGTTCCACCATGAATTCTTCTTCGTTCGCATCATAATATAGTGCAGTAATTTCTTCGCATGTCGGGCATACCGTTGTTTCAATGCGGCGATTTGGCTGGGAGCCACTCACAACCACCACGGACTTGGTCCAAAAGTCATGGAACGACACCGTACAATGCGGACACTTCATACCAGAATTCCTCCTTCACTCGTCTCAACCCGAGGTGACATGAAACCATCTGTTGCGCCATATCTAAATCAGACAGCACATACTCGCTCCTCCCGCATTCACTCGCCTCCCGCATCAGCAGTGACCTTCGTGATTTGACTGTGGCCGTCAATGAATCATGCGGCTGAAATCATTCTGGCCAAGCTTGCAATGAATCGTAGTCAATCACTATCGTATTGACGCATCTACTTGACATAAATTATTGGTTGTGCGATATTTATCGAACATTGGCGGCCGCGCATTCTTCATTGAGTGCGTGGCCTTTTTCATGACCGCAACAACCGAAAGGAGCGAAGGTCATGGAATTGAACGTGAACGAAGAACTGACGGACGTTTATAGATTGGTGGAGTCGATTCGCATCAACGCGAATTCAGGCGATGATCACGCATCCGAGGCGATCCTCGCAACGTCGCACGTGGTGTTGCAGAAACTGGACGAGATCTCGCGAGAGATACGGGAGAGGAAATAACCCGCCGTGCCGATCGAGGGGGCCGCTCCACCGGGCGGCCTCACCGCGTCAGTATTTCAGATGCAACTCGACACCGGACAGGTTTCGATCTCTATCGACGAGCCAGCGGACTTCATCGACTTCAAGGTTTGACGCGCCGCCGGCATTGTCGAAGGTCACGATATCACCCTTGCTTGGAATCGAGGACCAATCGGCTTCAAGGCCGTTCGGATAATCCTCGCTGAATATCCTCACCTTCATGACACTCCCCCTCCATTCCCCCACAGCATGCCACGGCAGTGTGGTTGGGGGAAGCGTCGGCTTTGGAACCCATACGGAACCCAAATCAGATTTCGCGAAAGATGTAAGTAGGTAAACTTGTCTAAGTAAGTGAATTTGTTGGTGTTCTTGGTGAGCGCAGTGGGACTCGAACCCACGACCTACTGATTAAAAGTCAGTTGCTCTACCGGTTGAGCTATGCGCTCCCGGGGCCGACGGGGCCGAGGGGAAACGCGACGACAAATAGGAACCGCGGGCTGCCGGGTCAATCGGAAATCGCGGCGTCGTGCCCGGCCGGCGGCGACAATCGGCCACGTCATGGTGATTTGGCGTTCGCCGGCCCGCGCGCCTATATCCGCGGGATCGAACCGGACGGACCTTTATGGCGGTGGATGTCGGCTACCTGACGGCGCTGGGGGCGGGGGCGCTGTCGTTCCTCTCGCCATGCGTCCTGCCGCTCGTGCCGCCCTATCTCTGCTTCATGGCGGGTGTTTCCGTCGACGACTTTCGCGGCGGGCGCGAGGCGCCGCTGGCCGCGCGCCGCTCGCTGCTGACCGGCGCCGGGGCCTTCGTGCTCGGCTTCACGACGGTGTTCGTGGCGCTTGGCGCCGGCGCCTCGACGATCGGCCAGACGCTGCGCGCCTGGCAGGAGCCGCTGGCGATCGCCGCGGGGCTGGTGATCATCGTGATGGGCCTGAATTTCCTTGGTGTGCTGCGGATCCCGCTGCTCTACCGCGAGGCGCGCTTCCAGGCGCGTGGCAAGCCGGCGAGCATGGCTGCGGCCTACATCATGGGCCTCGCCTTCGCCTTCGGCTGGACGCCGTGCATCGGGCCGGTGCTGGGGCCGATCCTGACGCTGGCCGGGGGACGGGCGACCGTCGGGGAGGGCGCGCTGCTGCTCGCCGTCTATTCCCTCGGCCTCGGCATCCCGTTCCTCATCGCGGCGCTGTTTTCGGGGGCGTTCATGCGCTTCCTGTCCAGCTTCCGGGTGCATCTCGGGCGGGTGGAGAAGGTGATCGGCGCGCTTCTGGTGGCAGCCGGCGTGCTCTTCATGACCGGCGGCACGGCGACCGCGTCCTACTGGCTGCTCGAAACCTTCCCGATCCTGCAGTCGCTCGGATGAAGGTCGCGCGGGCCGCGACAGTCCGGATCAGGCGGCAGGCTGGATCGGCGGATGTATTCCGAGCAGGGCCGGGACGTCGCCGCGCGCCTTCACGAGATCCTCGATCGTATGCTTCTCGAGCACCGCGAAGAAGGCGCCGAGCGCCTCGCGCAGCGCGGCGTTGAGGCCGCAGCTGTCGATCAGCGGGCAATCGGCCGAATCGCTGTCGAAGCACTCGGCCATCGAAAAGCTGTCTTCGGTGACGCGCA